ATATAGTCGGTATATAAGATGTTGGGTAAGCTCCGAGTTCTAACTGTGCGCCCCAAATATATAATCCATCAGTTCCGTTGCCCGTAAAAGTTACATTGCCAGAATTATCTAATATTCTAAATCTAATAAAAGGACCTGTTGTTAAAAGTGTTCCAGTTACAGAAACACGATACCAACCATTAGCAGCGCTTGTAATTGTCGCAGTACCAAATGTAGTAATAACACTTCCATCATTCAAGTTAAATGTACTTGTTGCAGTATTATTATTTGCATCGAGCTGTAAAACAAACCTTGAATATTCAGCAGCTTTTACATACAAATTAAATGTATAAGCCTGACCACTTGTAAGTGTAGGTATTAAAGCAAATCCGTGATTAGCATTATTTGTATTAGGAACTAATTTGTCTGCCGTTAAAATTCCGTTTGGAGCAGTTGTTGCATTTACAGATATAGTAGCATCAAGTTTACCCCAATAAGCATTATCGAATTGCTCGGAGTATGTTACAAGATTAGTCCTCTGCGGCTCTACTAATATGCTTGGGCAGCTTCCATTTGAGTAGTCTAAGCGTGGGATGTTTAATCTATCAGTTGTTGGGAAATAAGCTTTAGATATTGAGCTTTCGACTAGTTGTGCGCCCCAAATAAAAACTCCACTGACACCATTACCAGCATACGACACTCCTGAGGTAGAAGGTGTTACTCCATCAGGATAACCCATAAAACCAACTGCCCATCCTACTGCGCTACCTGTGGCTACTATACTACATTTGTACCAACCATTACTTTCATTAGTTATAAGGCTAGATACATAATTAAGGCCCCCAAGACTTGTAGATGTGTCAGCTACTAAGTCAAAAGAAGCACCAAAACGACCATTTCCTATTACGCAAATTGCAAATTTTGTATATTCTGCAGCTTTGACATATATACTAATGTTATAGGTTGAGCCTAATATTGAAGTAAAGCCTTGGTATACCGCACGAGTTGCAGATGCTGTATTTGTGGCAATTGCTTTATCTGCGGTTAATGTCCCGTTAGGTGCAATTGTGGCATTTATTGTTATTGTAGCACTTGTCTTAACCCAAGCCCCATTATCAAACTGCTCTGAATACCGAAATAAGTTATAAGGAACAAGCTCAACCAAGCCCGCAGCGTTGACACGGGTAGCAGTAGTCGCTCGGGTTACCGATAGGTCGCCTGAACCATCGGACGGAATTACGGAATATAGTTTGCCCTCTTTGTAGGCGTTTGGGGTTACGATTAAAGAGGCGGTATCTAATAGGCTCATATTTCTAATGAATTTAATGTTTCTTCAAGGCATACTTCGGCTTCAAACTGACCAGACTCTGCGGTTACTCTGGCAAGCAATAAGTCGATAAGGTCGGCATTCTTTTGGATTTCCAAGGCAAGTGCCTGAATCCAGCTTCCATTCACTGGAGCGGTCGCACCGAAATCTTCAGCCAAGGATTGAATCCATGCTTCGCCAAGATCGTGGTTGACATCAAAGAATTCGCATAGTGCCTGGAGCCATGACCCATTGACGGTGGCAGTGACCCCATAGTGAAAGCAGATTGACTGCCAGAGGCTTTCATTGACAACAGCACCATTGAGGTCATGCAGTATCGTGTGAAGCCAGGATTGATTGTAGATAGCCATACCTATATTGCAAATTGCCAGCCAAATGTTTAGAAGGCGAAATACGAGTCATCGGTGTAGTACTCCTGGCGTATGTGCGTGGCAGCGTAGCGGACGGCATCCATGGCATCATCGAAGAGCTTCACGGGTTCGTCCGTGATGATGTCACCGACCTTTTTCCATTTGTAGTTTTCGTATTCTTTCTTGATACGTGGGTCATCCTCACAGACCACTCCGAAGGTCTTGATGTTGTCGATGCCCTTCTTGACCACCTTGTTGGCATTCTGCACATCGTACCCAGCGTTGTTCATCTCGGCAATGATTTCAGGGCGAGCGTAGTCAGCCACGATGGTGACGTGCTTCTCGATGCCAAGGTCGCCCATCTTGTCGATGAGGTTGGTGGTGGTGAGGTAGCTCTCGTATATCACTGGCTCGATGTAGATGTCATTGTCGCACCAGTAGACTCGCATGAGTGCTGTCGGGTGATTGTACCCAAAATCGCATCCGTATACAAAGTTCACGAACCTTGCCGGGCGATGCTTGACGAATGACCAATTCGAGTAGATGTTGCTCTTGCTGATGGCTTTCTCACCGAGCGCATAGATTTGATACAAGGCTTCATCGGTGCGCTTGAGGTCCTCAATCTGTCGCTTGATGCTGTCGGGTAGGAATGGGTTGTCTTTGTACGTTGACTTGATGATGATGCTCTCATCCATCGGCAGCTCGTACAGCCAGGATGATGACTCACTCGGGTTGTAGTCGAAGATGAGCTTGTGCTCGGTCCTCATGTTGAGCTGCTGAAAATCTTCGAACCATAGCTCATTGGCTTCATTGCACCAGCCAAGGTCACGCTTGCGCCCTCGAATCTTCTGCTCGTCATCCACGCTGAAGAACTCCACGATGGACCCATTGCTGAAGGTGTAGATGTGCTCCGACTTGTTATGGCTCTGCACGTCGTATATCTCCATCGCCTTCATGATTTCAAAGAAGTCACGCATGACTGTTGCCCTCAAAGCTGGGAATGTCTTGCGCACGATGCTGACCACCTTGCCAGGATGTTGGAGGCAGTACACCACGATCATTTGGCAGAGCGAGTAGGTCTTGCTCGAGCGGCTTCCACCCTCATTGATGATGAAGCGCACACCAGGGTCAGCCAGTGCAGTGTAGTTCTTTTCGAAGATGACAGTGCTGTCGATTGTGATTTCAGCCATAGGTCAAGTTTAGGCAATAGGGATGCTATACGAGTATTTCTCTCATATAGCCACTTCCCACAAAGATAGTAATAATACTATTCAGTAGGTCTAATTATGTTCACCTTCACCTCGGAGATGCTCTGCCCTCCAGAAGTGATGTCAGTCTTTTCAGTCAGACCATTCAGTCGCTGAGTGATGGAAGGGTTGTACTGCCCAGCCATACCTCCCTCGATTTGGTCTTGCTTGATGGTTGCCTCTATCGTGCGACAGATTGTGGTATACGCAGAATATCTCCCATCCGTATTTGCGAAATAATCTTCCACGCTTTTGTGCTTCTCTGCTGCCCATGAACGGAATCCAACCATTGTAAGTGGTCTCTCGAGAGGTACCGGCACAGGCTCATCTTCGACTACAACCCATCAGAGTCATCATCTTGGCTCTATGAGCTACCGATGGATGAGAGCGTTATCATCAAGTCAACGTACAAAGACAACCCATTCCTCCCCGACAGCATCAAGCGACAAATTGAGGACCTCAAGCGAACCGATGAAGCCTTGTATCAAATCTATGCGCTCGGAGAGAAAGCCATCAGCAAGAGCAACATCTATTCGAACTGGACATTCGTGAAGCATCGCCCGGCAAGGTTCGTCAATTTCGTATACGGATGCGATTTCGGGTACAATCACCCAACAGCCCTGGTGAGGGTCTACTGGTGCGACAATGACATCTACATCGAGCCGGTGATATACGAGAGCTACCTCACCACCACCAACCTCATCGAGAAGATGCAGCAGATGGATGTCGAAAAGAATGTAACCATCGTGGCTGACTACGCACGACCCGAGATAATTGCCGAGATGAACAATGCTGGCTTCGATGTTCAGAACGCTGATAAGTCAGTCAAAAAGGGCATCGACAACATCAAGACCTTCGGAGTATTTTGTGAGGACAATCCTCAACTGAAGAAAGAGTACGAAAACTATAAGTGGAAAAAGATTGGCGATATGATTGATGACACACCAGTGAAGCTCTTCGATGATGCCATGGATGCCATCCGCTACGCTGCCACGCACATTCGCCAGGAGTACTACACCGATGACAGCTATTTCGCCTTCTAAACATTTGGCTCGCTTTCTGCAATATAAGCATGGCATTTAGAACACAGAAGATATCCCAGATGACTCCCAAGGGAGCCGACCTGGAAGCAACCGACCTCATCGAAGTATCCACCATTGAGAGTGGAAGCTACGTCACACGATCAATAACTGGTCAAGAACTCATCGACGCAATCCCGTTACCGCCGTCAGGCTTAACCATAGGCACTACACCGATATCTTCGGGTACAATAGGTCGTGTATTATTTGAGGGTACGGGTAACGTGCTTCAGGAAAGCGCTAACTTGTTTTGGGATAATACGAATGGAAGATTGGGGATTGGTACGAGTACGCCTACCGACAAACTTCATGTTTTAGGTGGCAACACGAATATATTTAAAATTCAATCGAATGTAGCTAATTTATTCAATCAATTTGTATCTACTGACGGGACTGGTGAATATGGTATTTTTAATGATGCTTTTTATTTTCAGCCGCTTACAACCTTAGCAAATGGACTCCGTTTTTTAAATGGTGCAAATGCAGTTGTCTTGCAAATGAGCCAAGTAGGAAACATTCAAATCGGAACAACAACCGATGCAGGCTTCAAGTTAGACGTCAATGGCACTGCGAGGGTGCAAGGGAATACAACGGTTTCACTAAATCAAAATGCAACAACTTCACTAACTATTCAAAATACCACCTCAGGCACTTCCTCACAAGCAAGCTTAACTGTTGTTTCGAATTCAACCCCTGCACAGTTTGCAAAATTATCAACTGGCTTAACTCCTTACAAAAGTTTAGCTGCGGGTGACTTAGCTATTTACAATACATCGTCAGACATTTCATTATTAACAGAGGGAACGGGTCGCATCAAATTTGCAGCGGGTGGAGTTAGCTCAGCTCAAATGACCTTGTTTGCTACGGGTAATCTCGGCATCAACACCACCACAGACGCTGGCTTTAGACTTGACGTTAACGGGACTGCGAGGGTGCAAGGTGATTTAAGTTCTACGGGAATAATCACTGCAAGTTCCAGGTTCACACAAACGGGCAGCAACGCAAATACATTTCCAGGTATTATAAACCATATGGGCGCGGCTCAAAGTGTATCGGGATTTAATACTACTCGAATTTGCGCAAACACGGATTTAAGCGTGGGGTTTGCGGGTGCGCCTGATGCTTCAGCAGTTGTTGAATTAAGAGGAACAACAAAAGGATTCCTACCCCCACGAATGACCACAACACAACGCAACGCAATTGCTTCACCTGCCGCGGGACTAATCGTATACGACACAACATTAAACTTGCCGCACTTTTTCAACGGCACAATTTGGGTATCACTTTAATAATAAAAATATGAAAACACAACCAACACAAGGAGTAGCAATCGAACCGATTGAGTACCCACTTAACGCGGGAACGGCAACGCAAATGTCCGTATTAGTTCTTAACTTTACAACTGAGGCAACGACTTGCTCAACGTACTGGCAGCTCCTAACTGAAGACGGAAAAGTAGTAGCAGATGACAACTACAATTTGACTGAGGAAGAATTCGCAGCATGGGGTCAAGATAACAACTACGTGAATCAAGTTGTAGCTCAAGCAATCGGAGTAACTTTAAAATAAAACATATGTTAACGCTATCAGAAAAACAAGTAAAGCAATTGGAATCGGTAATCAGTCAAATGCCTACAATGTGGGGTTTGCAGATTATCAACATCCTAAACGCAAAGGACGAGGAAAACACGGATGCAGAAAGCGGAAGTTCAGAAGGAGCTTGAGAAGTTTAGAGACTATGTAATTGAAACGTCAAAGAAAAACCTTATAAGGTTAAAAAAAGCTGACGGCAAATTATTTAAGTCCCTGAACGGAAAGGTAAAGACGATGCCAAATAGTATCTCCATCGAATTTATGATGGAGGACTATGGTATTTACCAAGATGCAGGTGTAAACGGACTAAAGAAAAATAGAGGTTCAAAATATAGCTATCGTAAAGGAGTGCCAAATGCCAAGATGTTAAAGTCTTTAGATGTTTGGTTGAGACGAAAAGGTTTGTCCCCAAGAGATAGCAAAGGTAAATTTGTAAAAAGAACAGGTATGAAGTTTGCACTTGCAAGAAGCATATTTAACAACGGACTAAAAAAGAGCTTATTTTTTACTAAACCTTTTGAAGCTGCTTACAAGAAACTACCTGAAGAGCTGGTACAAAAATACGGACTTGATGCTCTTAAATTATTCAATCAACAATTAGATACTATACTTAAGAAATAATGGCAATAATTAACGCACGGAATCCGTACATCGTAACAATAAACGAAACATCTCAAATAGAGACTAAGCTGCAAATCTTTCTTTGGAATGGCACAGGCTCAATGCCTGCATCACCATCTTACACACTAAGCAAGATGATACCATCTTCAAACAATCCTGCGACTTACTACGATGTTTCACCTTACATCCGTGAGTACATTGACCATAACACCTTACAATCAATTACAACTACCATAACCGCAACTCCTACAACCCAATGGTGTAACATAGGCTTAAAGTTATTCAAGAAAATTACAACATCTTTCATTCAGGTAGGTTCTACACAAACACACTTTGGTGTTGATGGCTACGGATACTTTGAAGAGGGTTACAATCCTGCTCTAGGTAACTAT